AGGTGACATTGTCTGTCCCAGTATCTTCAGGTGAATCTGAAGAAAAGAGGTTCATCAACCAATCAAGTGGGCCGCCCCCTGACTCTTCATCTGGCAGGGTTATAGTTCCATCTTCTCCAATTTGTACATAGTCACTACCATCCGTAGAAGTTTCTCTTCTTGCTTTCTCTGCCCTTGCCTCCAATAAATCTTTACGGTAAGGTTCCAAGGCTCTTGCAATACTTTTCTCTACCTGAAGCTTCATCCGTCTAGCAGCATTTAAAGCTGCCTGAGATACCTGAGTCCTTTCAGAAGCATTTATTCTTTTAATATCTGCATCAATTTTATCCCCCTTCTTTTTCAGGTTAGCTAGTTCCAGCTTTAGCTTATCAGGCAATTTAGCAAGTTTTTTTTCTACTATTTTCCTCTTACCTTTTTCCTTCCCTGTCCTTTCTGTTTCAGTCAGTTCCTTCTGTATTTCAGTCTTAATTTTTTCATCAAGCAACTTACGCTTAGATTTTTCTGTCAGTATAGTTTGATCCAGCTTTGCAATATTATTAAGAACCCTGTTTATAATTTCTTTCTTCCGTGCAGCAGTTAAGGTAGTTATTGAATTAACATCTGCTTGAATCTTTTTTACTTTTTCGGCACTAACATTTTTATACCCCTCTTCCTTCGCCTTATTTAAATCAATAACAGATGTATCTTTGGCAAGTTCAGATTCACTCTCTTGAGTCTTTAAACGATCACGCAGTCTTGCTCTTTCTCCAGTAGTATCAAGATTTATTCCGGGTTGTAGACCACTCAGGACTAATAAATTTCTTACATCACGATCATACTGATCCCTAGTTTGTCCTGCGTCATCAGTAACTGGAGCAGATGGATTAAATGGAGTGTAATTCGCAATACGCTCCGATAATTTTTTCTTTAAACTACCTTCATCCACTACTTGCTGTTCTTGGTCTGCAAGTAATTCTGATTTTCTTTTTTTACTTGGTAACAATGCTTCACCTGTAAAACCACCTTGAATGTCAGTAGCACTTTTCCCAAGATTCCTCATTAATATTTGGTCAAATGTTAATCCCTCCTGTCCTATTGAATCTTGCAAGGCATTCCAGATAGCATCTTTTTTGCGGTTATCCATTTCAGTGCCTTGGAGTAGTGAAAAAGTTCTAAGGTCAGACAACCTATCTCTATCCGCACTCCCACTCATGCCTAATAATCTTTTTAAATTTTGATTAAGACCTGTAAGATCGCTTGATTCGTAGTATTTGTTTTCGGATGGTCTTGCCATGTTTACCTATTAAACGTGTTGTGCATATTTATAAATATCCCCGCCTTGACGTTTTGTTGGAGTTAACTCCACAGCTGGAGAATCTCCCACAACAGTTGGATCGTCCCCGCCACCACTAAACATCATGTATGTGCCATAAAGATCGGCAAGTTGACCAAGAATATCTCCGGGCTGGTCATAAGTGTTTGATGCCTCTTTTAATCCTATCTCTCCTACTGCGCTTTCTCCTTTAAGTTCACTTGCAAGTTGAGAGGCAAGGGTGTTAGCATCCATAAAGTCTCCTGTGTATTTATCAAACGAATTTGTAAGCGAATCAAGTTTTGCTTTAGAGGAACCCCGCTGTTTTACGTTGGCAGACATATCCTTTAATGCTTGGGTTAAGGTGTCCTTAATAATCTTTGGGGAACCCCCAGCAACCAGCTTATCTGAAGTTGGGGCATCAGATCCCATCTTGTCCATTAATGCATTTATCCTTGCCGATTCAGTTGCTTGATCTGCTGTTACTTTCCCTTTGCCTAATTTGCCTAGAAGTTCTTCTGACTCCTCCTCATTTAATTCACTTTTCCTTTTCCTAGATTCACTCAGCCAATCAAAAATTTCATCTTGTCTTTTAGCCCCAGTTTCAAAAGCTTGCTTCTTTCTCTCTGAAGCCATTGCAATTAAAGCTAAATATATTGCCCATTCCCATCCCATAGAGTCTCCTTTATCTCACTTGCCTAGAACTGTTTTGATTTTGCCAGAGCCAATCTGGTGGCCCCTGTGCGACAGTTGTCCCATAAGGTAACCCAGTCGCAGGATTAATAGCATTCCTTATTGTTCCTCCTTCACTAAATGTAATATCGTGTAAGTCTTGTTTTGTGGGATCAGCACCTGAACCAAAATAAGATTCTTCAGCGTCCTTGTAAACCTTAGAGTAATCCTTGAAAAATTCAGGGTCATACCCCTCATGGCCAAAACTCACTTTAGTACCTTCTTTGCTCTCCCACGGGTTTTCCACGCTGCTTGCTTTAGTGGGGTCTAAGTATGCTGACATATCCAGTTCTGTAAAATCATATTTCGTAGGATCAAACGAATCTGGGTCAGCTAAGTCCATGCTGGAAATTTTGTCTAGTTGTTTCCTGTACCAGTCACTTGCATCCCTTTGTGCGCCACTGGCGTAGTCAGCAGCCATTTGGTCTAATCTTGACTGTTCTTCTTCCAGAAAGTCTGTTAAAGCAGTCTGCTGTTCACCCAATCCTCCTTTTTCACCATGAAAGTCTTCATAATTGGATGATGTTAAATATGCTTCATCAAGTCCTTTTTGTGCAGCTGCATAATCTTCCATAATATCATCTGCGAAAGAGGTTTTAAAAGCATCAGAATATCCACTATAATCCAAACCTTCATACTGTGTTTTTAATAAATCCCTGAGTGAACTTTTCTTTTCTTCTCCCACCTTTTTTAATCGTGCAAGTTCTGCTTGCCTTGCCGCTTCTGCGGCAGCGGCAGCAGCTTCTCTCCTTTTTCTTCTTTCTTCTGAACTATCACCACTGGCATTGGTTCTGTTTCTAACAGCATCCCCGTGTGCGCTGCCTGTTGTAAAATTTCCAGAGGAGGTATTATTATCCCCACTAGAAGAGCCAAAAAACAAATCGCTCCAATCTGGCTGGGTTGATGTTGTCCCCGGATCAGAATATGCATACGCCCCGGTTTGTGTATCTCCTGACTCCCAGTGACCCCAATCGTCTGGTTCAGGATCACCCCAATCCCCTGCTGTATCCCAATCAAACTGATGTAGTTTAGTATTAGGGTTTATCTTCCCTGACCCCCCAAATGCTTTTAAAAGAGTAGCCTCCTCCGGGGTTATGTGGGCAAGGATATGTCCACTAGGCCCAGCTTTTTGTAATTCTTTTATTGAGTTTTTAAACTCTAAATCTTCCCACATAATTTACTCCTATACATAAGATGCACTTGAACGCTTTTCAAAGTTACGGATACTATCCCTTAACTTTCTTCGGTTTTCTAGTTCCTCCCTGCTTGCAAGTCCTTCAGTTATATCTGAGAATACATCCACCAATTGATCATATTTAGGTGGTTGATTCAAGAGGGACGCTTGTGATGCAGAAAGAGATGCGGCTAAATCAGGATCAGCATTTGCAAGATTAAGTTTAATCATTTTTTCCTTTGCTGCCTGAACATCAGCTTCTGACTGTCCAGCTGCTGCAAGAGCCTTACTTGCTAAGTCTTGTTTTTGAAATTCCATGTCCTGTGCAGCTTGTGCTTTTTTATATGCATCCGTAGAACTTCTGTTTAATCTCCCACTACGGGCCAAGGCATATTGTAATTCCTGTAACCCTTTCTGGTATTGATCCTCTAGCTGGGGCTGATAATAATCAATGTATGCATCTTGTGTCTGGTCATAAAAGTCTTGGTCATACTGACCGAATACATTTTCAATATTTGCAAGACCCTCTTTTATTCTTTTTTGTCTCGCAGCTTCTTCAGCAGCTGCCCTGTCATAATTATCACTGGGTGTTTCTGGCTTGCCAAAAATTGTATCCATTATATTTGTAAATATATTCGCCATAATTATCCCGCTTCGTTTAGTGTATAGTGAACGGCTAAATTCCCCAATTTAGCCGCACCTGTTTGAGTATTTTCCAGCTTTAATGCAAGGTGCGTTGATGTGGTTGAAAGTCCCACCCTGCCTAGTCCATAAGTCACCTTATTAAGAGTTGCCGCCATTTCATTATTTTCAATGTTCGTAGGGTCAGGCGCAGTCTTAACTGTCCATGTCCCTTCGCAAACTGCATCTATCCCTGACCACATTTTATTAGTTGCCGGGGCAGCTGCATCCAAAAAAGGGAGTTGCACTGTGACAGTACAATTATCATACTGATCATCATTCTCCCCGCCAAGACTATAAATTTTATTTCCACTCCTGCAAAGAATCTGTTTCCCATCAAATGCCCAGTCAGTAATTGTAAACCCCGGTTCATACACTGACCATGCAGATATTTGACTGGAGGGGAAATAGCTAAAGACATACACCTTATCACCAAGTGCTAAATAGTATCTGCCGGATCGTGGGTCTAATATTCCTGTAGAGTCCCTCCCTTGAGCAGGATCGGCCCTAATTGCATCTATAACTATATCGTCTATGGGGTTCCCTATATCACCAACGTAAGCAGCATTTGAGGAGTCTCTTGCTTTCAGGGAACGTATGCCGGATCGTGACAGGTAAAACACATCCGAATCGCCAATCGCTGCAACTGATTTTGAGGCAATCGTTCCTGTATTATTTAATACTTGCACAAGTTGAATCTTTGTAGGATCAGGATCGTAATACCAAATTTGAATACAGTCTTCTGCAAAGACTGCCATGTTTTCATAATATGTTGACATGGCCATAAGTTCTTCAGAGTTTCTTGCGTGGTTTGAAAGAACCTCAAATCCTGCACCTCCAGTTTGATCGATATTTGAAGTCCAATCCTCTGGTTGATCTGTTCTACTATATTTCCAAGTAGACTCTTCTAAACAGTGCATTGAATATTTTGAGGAGAATACATAAGGGCCAGCTTGTGCGCCAGATGAAACTGCTACTGATGAACCTCCTGCTGTCTCATATTGCTGAGTGACTGTAACATCTCCAGTTCTGGTAGATAGTCCAGTATATCCATTATAAGTAGTCCCATTTGTCTCAGCAATTATTGTAACTATTCTCCCATTTACAACCGCCTCCCATTCAGGATCAGTCGATGTTGCGTTTATTTCATCTGCAAGTTTTTGTGCAGTATAATCATGTGATGTTTCCCAAGTCACAGGATTTGAAATAATTGATTCACCGCTCATTGTGTAATTAGTTATGGCATTATCAACTCCATTTGCCATATTCCCCGCAGAGCCAGTAAAATCACCCTCTACCTCATAACTTACTACCAATCCATTCTGGCTCGTCCCTTTTGTTGTGGCATTAATGAAAACTGTTCCAGAAGATTCAGTTGCAGTATAATTAGGTGTAGAAGTTAAACTGTTTATTGCTGCTGCAATTGCAACCCCAGTTGTGGTATTACTCCCTGTATGAGCAATTGGCCCTGTTAGAATATCCACATTATTTACACGCAAGTTTTTTAAGTTATTACCGGGGTTTGAGGTTCCTCCTGTAATGTAAAATGCTCCCTGTGCCGCAGTTCCTGTAGATGAGGTTGCATTGCCTCCTGTAATCTCTACTGTAATTCTTGCTCTCCCGTCATAAATATCTGTTATCCTGTTTGGGGCTGTAGTGGCATTCGTTGAGAACGCAGGATTACCATGCTCACCCCAATAATGAAATATTTTTCCATCTTCAAATTCTGCTGCCGCATAAGGTTGTCCATTATAAAAAGACACTGAACGCACTTTCGACATATAAGCTGAACCTGAAGCTGGAGGCTGCCCATACTGGTGTTCCATTTTGTAGTAGTTTAATTCCACTGGTTGTCCTGTCATAGAAGGAGCATTCTTACTGCCAAACACAAAGACTCTTCCACCCCCTGCGGCTAATCCAAAAGTGTCATCAGGGAGAGTAGCCCATTCAACAAATGCCTTGCGTTTTTCTATTTCTCCTCCCCTTGTAATGTGTGCATTGGTTAAGCCAGCTTTCCCTGTGGAGTCTAATCCATTTAAAGACCCCGGTACACTTGTTACAGCAGTCCTTCTTGTGTCAATCCCTGATTTAAAATCTTCTACAAGAACGTATGGCACTACCCTGTCCTATGAATAAGTAATGGGCCTCTTGCCTTATAAGCATCTTCATCTTCACCACCCAAGACAATCGTTTCAGTTTTTGATAATCTACCTTTTACCCTCTGGTAGTGAGCATTTGCTTGCGCCAATTTTAATTGTGCATCTGGAGATTTTTGTCTTGTTAATAATTCGCTTGCAGAGAATAAAACCAGCAGCTGATCATCTAGATCAGCAGTATCTGATAAAGATATGAATGTGGAAAGGTTGCCTGTTCCTTCCAACCTTAATAACCCGTTGCCTGTAGCAGACTCAGAATTTTCATTTGGGATAGGCCATACCTCAATTTGTGAAACACCATAAGCTTCATATTTTTCAACGGGCCATGACCTAGTGCCAGTATCTGAATCATAAACTGTGTAGTCATCCGCAGATATACCATAAGATACTTTTTCCCAAGTTCCTGAATATTTAAAAGATGCTTTTTGTACCCGCTCAAGTGTTATCCCAGCGGGAACATCATAGTAACGTGACCCTGCCTGTAAACTTATGTCCTTTTTTACCTGTAAAAACGGCCATGCAAAATCCTCCCATAGACGGCGTTGCACTCGTTGCAAAAGATTAATCATCATTTCCTGAGTTGCTTGGCCCATGCTTGACGAGATGGAGTGGCCAGATTCACTTCTCAGGTCATTAAGCAGGACTTGCATGGTTACGTTTCTAGCCATTAGTTTATCTCCGCCTCATCAACAGGTTCTTCTTCTGTAATTTCAAGGTGTTCTGTAACTTGTTTTTTCACCTTCTTTTTTTTCTTTGCTCCTCCTACCCCAATGGGAGCCGCACCTTTTTCAAAAAGTACCTCATCTAGTTTTAATTGCTTAATATCAAAAGGAAGTTCCCCATAGCTGCCAAATACTTCAGCCACTCTTTCTGGCTTATAAAAATTCCCCAGTCTGTCTCTCTCTTCAAGTGAATTAAGATTTTCTTTCCCATACATTGCAATTTCAGTTACTGACCCTAGTCCATGTAGGTGGATTAGAATTTTAATTTCAGGGGCAGTTAATCCTTCTTTTTGAATAACATTCCCCAAGTCACCGTTGAGAGCCACATTCGCACGATAAGTTGTTTCCATAATATTACCTTTTAGGTTTATAGGGCGGCCCTAAAGCCGCCCATATTATTGCCTTAATGCTTACTGAATTTCGTAGACACCGTGGCAGTTTAGTTGTGAAGCACACAAAACAGCTGTAGTTGTGATCGCCTTATAGAACACATAACTGTTGTGTGGTCTTGCGGGAGAGTGTTTTTTCATCTTCTCATCCGCCATATACATTATGTATAGTTTGGATGGATCAATGACATAACAACGCTTATTACCGTCTTTCCCGGTCAGGTTAATGTCATCAAGTTCAGGGTCATACTGAAACTTAATCCCCTGATAGACCATCTCACCCATTGAAAAGTCTTGCTTCCCACTGAAACCAGTTTGGGTATAGTTCCCTTTTGCTCTCAGTTGACTTGCAAGACGATCCAGAAAAGCACTTCCGCATACTGCAATAGAGGGCTTACCTCCATATCTGCGAAGCTGCCTAATTTCTGAATGTATCAAATCAGTCAGTTCTGATCCTGTTGTAGTAGTTGCAATTGAAACATTGGTGCGGTTTCTCCACCATGTATTTGACACAGTAGAAAGTCCACCAACTGTTGAACCAGAAGCGGTAGGATCTTGTTTTATGATACTCTGTATACCAGCCAATGCTTTTGCATCGCCAGACCCATCACCATAAAGCAAACTATTCATCCCACGGGCATAACCCTCTGCCATATCTTCAAGTTTATCTTCAAGAAGATTTACCAGAACAGTTTTATCCCTTCCAGCCAATCCTTTTGTGCCATCACCCGGCACTGCCGAATCCGTAATAGTTATACCATCGTTTTTCAACTCAGTAAAAGTTACAGAAATACCAGCATGGTGTTCCTTCCAAGGATATTTCGCACGTTGGATATTGGCGGGATTTGCGTATGTGACTGTATCAGTTGCCTCATAGCCCGCAACGCTTGTTGTATAGACTCCCTTTACGGCAACATCAACATTTAATTTGCCTCCGGGGAATGTTTTTGCTGCCTTATCAAGGGCAGCAAATAATGGTTTTTCCTGAATTGTCTGACTCATTACGTTACCCTTGTTGATGTACCAGTCAAGGGCAGCGTTGCTGATGTTCGTCAATTCAGCACTAGTTAGTGAAGCCATATTTTCTCCTTAAATTATCAAATAATAAGAGACACTATTCAGGATTATCCAAAGCCATGCTTATTGCATCATGCAATGATTTAGGTTCCGTCCGCTGTGTCCCTCCAAGTTTACCACCTGTTGCCGTGCGTAGTTTTGTTGGTTGAGGTTGGCGGGCCTTGAATCTTTCATTAACAGTTGCATACGCATCTTCAACAATACTTAATACTTCTGTTTGATTCTTTGGTCTGCCCCGCTCAGAAACAAGTGCTATTACACGGTCATTAAATTCCTCTTGTTTGAGACTGAAGTCCGGGTCTTTGGCTAGAGTTGTTTCACCCCAATTCTGGATAGCAGTACCCATCGCTTCGCTCTGGACTTGCTGTTCCTTGCCTTGACTCCTTGCAGCGTCAGCTTTACGCAGATATTGTTCTCTTTGTAACCCTGCTCTTGCTTGACTTAACTCTTTTGCAGCGTCCTCATCAAGAAAACCATCGTCAACTTTTGCCTGAATATCTTCAGGTAAAATTTTTCCAGTGATTTTAGAAATACCATCCAGATGGTGCTGTAACATTTCATGCGCCATATTTGGATTATTCCTGATCGCAGCCATAATCTTGAATCCCTCAACTGCATCTTTTGCAGACAAGTTATTCCTTCCAATAAAGTCTGTGATCTTTGAGTATTGTTCAGAATCATCTTTTAGTTTCGATGCTAATTCTTTTAACTCGTTCTTTTCGGCTACGAGACTCCGAAAACGAGGATGCTTATTAAATGGAACGTCCTTATAGTCTCCTGATGGTGTTTCTTCAGAAGCTTCAACTGGTTCCGTTTCAGTCTCTTCCTGTACTCCAGATTCTGTTTCTTCTTCTACAGGTTCATCAGCGGGCTGTAGTGCATCTTGCACAACATCAGCTAAACTTGCTGTAGTTTCTGTCTCAGTCTCCGTGGCATCTGACGATGATGCCGTGTCTTCCGCAACTTCTTCTGTAGTGGTAGACTCGTCTATTTGTGCTTCTTCAGAAACGGGGGACGAGTCCGTTTCCTGTGACTCTTCAGCCATGATACGTCCTTTTTTAAAATGTTAAACATTTACCCCTATACCGGGGGGTTTCCCTCCACCGGGGGGACTAGGCATTGGAGCATTATTACCCCCTTGCCCGCCCTGCACCTCTGGGGGAGTACCCCCCCTAGCTTGGGCTTGTGCCCTCGCACCTTGCATCATATTCTGTGCAACGATTGACGGCAACTTTTCTACAAGTGCTTCTGTCAAATCCATTTTATCATCCAATCTTTTTAACAATTCCCTGCCAAGGAACTTCGGATCAATGCCCGGTATTTGAATAAGAAATGGGATGATTCTTTCAATGTTTTGCAACTCCGCAGCCTTATTTGGCTTGCCAGTTGATCCAGCTTCAATCTCTAAATAAATTTCATTCAGTATGTCTTCCTTTTTAAACTCAGGCCAGACTGCCCCCGGCCCACAGATTGCCATAACCTCATCCTTACTCATTTCCAAGAGTAAAATTTGTCCAGCTGCTCTGGTTATCTCCGACATAAAGGAGTCAAGATCATCGATGTTTGCGCCAATAGCAGACATTCTGGATGATTCTGCAATAGAAGTTTCGGTTGCAGTTCCCTTAGAAACTTGCCCGAAATTAGCTTCTTGCTGTCCTACAACCAGCTGAACATCATCGAATATGGTTCTCACCTCGTACAGATTAGGATCAATCCCGATCTGTTTTACAGGTTGCAGAACATCATCAACTTTCTGTCCTGCTGTTAATGCCTGTAATTCAAGGACTGCGTTGGCCGGGGGATTTTTTAATTTATCCTTATCCTCCTCCTCCAGCATCCCAGCGGGTGCAGCATATTTTGGTCTGTTGGATTTGCGGTGTTCCCTTAATCCCTGCCTTGCACGGTTGTATTCGTGCTGCATGGGGGTCAGGAGTTTTATATCAGAAGGAGGATAAAGCTGTTCTTTATGCTCAACATCATTAAACGTAAGTGCAAAGAAAGGCCAGAATGTTTCAAGCTTTATCGGTGGGGCAGTAGGTTCAACAAGAAAGTCATTATACCCATCACAAACCACATAAAGCAGTCCTGCATTCTTGTCATAAATTTCCCAGACTAATCCTAGTCCTGTCCGTGGGTCGTCTACACTGCTATTAAAATAATTATAAGTGGGAGTTTTCCCTATACCTCCAATGCTCTGGTTCCCTTTCATATCGTAAGGTAAAAAATTATCCTTCACATCTTTATCATAAATTTCCTTAATCTCCTCAGTTGATAAATATAATTCATGTGCCACCCAAGATGCCCCCACAAAACCACGCAGCTGCCGACACATTGGGTCAACAATAACAGAATCACATTCTGGAAAATCAAAAATTAATCCTTCCTGAATTATTGCAAGCGGCTCGCTCCTTAGTGCGTCCAATGAAAGAACTAACTCTTCCATTTCAGGATCATCCTTCTGAATATCTCCCTTCTCTGCCTCCTCTGCTATCCTCCTTAAATGATCAATCTGTGCCTGTATGTCACTCATTTTGGAAGAAATATCAGGCAGTCTGTCAACATCCCTTTGATAGCCCACCTTGACAAAACCAACTGATGTTGTAATTACACGCCTAACTAGAGCCTTCATTTGACTCTTAAAGTTAGGATGTTGCTCATCCATGAAATATTCAAAGAGCATTACTAAGCATTCTGCAACTTTATCTAGTCTTTGTCGTTCAAGTTTTACCTGTTTATAGTCTTCTTCTATTGCCACATCCTGCGGGTTTGGAGGAATACCTTGCATTTTTGCCTGTGCAATCCCGTTAAGTGCTTTCTTCATGCTTTCTTCTGTCCCGTCCCAAAGCTTATAATCCATACGTTTACGTCTGGTAGCCATAGGTTTGGGATTTTTTGCATAAAGGGCAGAAGTACGCTGGTGAACATGGCGTTGTAGAATGTTTGCAACATACCTTTCATCGCTCCAGTTATTACCAGAATACCCCTTGTAAGCCGCATCCATGTCAACCTTCATCTGCTTGAAAGATTTTTCATGGTAGTCTTTTGCCGCCTTTACCTTTTCAATCAGGGTGTTTACAAGTGCTTCCCTGCGTAGAGTTGGTTCCTTATCTTCTTCTTCCTCAACCACTACAACTTCTACTGACTGTTCAACTTCGATTGCCATTTAAAATCCTGATGATAGTTGCTTTTTCTGTTGATCTTGCATTGTTGTTTGCCACTTCACCCATTCTATTGTCCCCACTTTAGGGAATAACCCTTGTGCTTTACTTGCTCTGTTAGGCGAATGTAATTCGCCTAACCCTAATCCTATCCATGAAAGAGTATCAACAAAATCATCGTGGCGGGCATTAGGGAATTTTAATAATTCATCCACTCCTTTTTGTCCCCATGAGGATACTTTCGGAAAGTAGACCTTTTTCATTGCCATACGTCCAACAATAGACTGTGAGCGTTGGACTTTATTTGCTACTGGTGTTACCTCCTCAATCCTACAGTGAGTTTTTGTTTCAAACATTCTCTTTCTCAAGAATGGGCCGATTGCTTTACTAATGTGGCCCCGCTCTGCCCACCAGATAAGCGGACGATGTTTGCGGATCATTTCAATCATTGCCTTAACAACAACGTCTGAAGGTTGCCTTGACCACCAGCAATCGATTAAATAAATGTCTTCATTCTCATCAACCCCCACCACTAGGAGACAAGTCAAGTCATGTCTTGTTTTGTCAATACCAACAGCGTGATCAGAAGCAGCATAAATTCTTAAATACTTTGGAAGGTTTCGTTTTTCATAATACTGAATGTTTTCCCTTTGGAATAAATCTCCATCTTCAGGACTTGGTTGTTGCTGATAAAGCGCAGAAAAACCACGGGGGTCTAAATTACGCTGCGCTTCTAAAAAGTCCTTATTAAACCTTTCAGGCCAAAGCACCTCCCCCTCTTCCCTTTTCAGCGGGTCATTGTCCCCGGCAAAAGCTGGAAGATTTATTATCTTCCACTTACTACATTCCTCTTCTGTGAAGTGAGGGTTGATAGGGTCTGTTAATCTTCCTACTAAATCGTCTTCATGCCAGCGGGTAGTTACTAATACTACGGTTGACCTTTCAGTCATCAGGCGGGTCATAAAGACCTGTGTAAACCATGACCAAAGATTTTCCCGTAGAGTTGGAGACTGTGCCTCCACAGAATCTTTAATAGGATCATCCACAATAAGGCAATCACCACCACGGCCCGTAATACTTCCGCCACGACCAACAAACACTGCCATTCCACCGTTGTCACTCTGGATTCTTGACTTAGATGCTCCTCCTTGGCGGAAGGAGAACTGTGGGAATACTTGCCTAAATTGAGGTGTGGACATAATCGCCCTACAGTCTGCCCCAAAATCTTGTCCAAAATCTTCATTATAAGTAGCAAAAATGATTGACTTGTAAGGGTCTTTCCCCATAAGCCACGGAATAAAACGTCTTGAAACCATCTCAGACTTTCCGTGACGGGGAGGGAGGGTAATTATCAACCTCTTTATTTTCCCCTTTGAAACCTTTTCCAGTGCCTGTGCTATTGCCCTGTGATGCCGTGCATCTTTAAAAACTGATTTTTCAATATTATTAGGATCAGATACTGTGGGCATTGTAAACTTGATAAACTTTAGAAAATCAGTCTTACACTCAAGTGCCAGTTTCTGTCTCTTTGCAGCGGCAAGCTGACGTTCTATCTCATCAAGCTTATTTATTTCCATCTAATATATCTTCCCATTTTTTATAAGGATGCTTCTCAATAATTTCACGGATATTCCGCTGATCATTTAATACGCTGGTTTCTTCTTTTTTTTCGGCATTGTCCTGTTTCAAGTTGGTTTTACTGGTGGTATTATTGAATTGCATTTTTCCGACAAAACTTTAGTTAAATTAACCTTTTTTATTGCCTCTGACCCTTGCGCCTCTTCAGGGGTTAATAATTCCCTTATCGTGTCTGTATAACAGTCGCACACCTTCCATAATGCTACTTGATCTATAAAGGGATTCTTCTGCCTCCAACTCACTGAGCAAACCATCCAGAGAGTCCTTATCTGTCCCGTTGGATAATTGCCATCGTACTTTGCTTTGATCACTGTGGTTTTCTGTTGACACCCAATCAGGCTCAAAGTCAACATCCAAGCCACAATCCATTTCAAGCAGAATTTCCATTTCAATATGTCCATACCGCAGGAGGTGAAAAATCTTCGCCACGGCTGTCAACGTGCAAAAATCTGCCGTTTCTATCCCCACGCAAATTCAAGCCAAGCCCCGTAAACCCAATGTCTTGGGCTTGTTTTATAAGCTTTAAGGTTTGAGTTGTGCTTATTGCCATTACAGAAATATCAGCAGCCTTCCCGAAAGTATGAATCCCGGCTTTCTTTTTATGGGAAGAAATAGCTGCATTATGTTTAATGCAGCGTTTCCCGCTATTAATCCTAAAAGGGAACCCTGCCACATCCCTCAACTCCTGAAGCATACGCATAAATTCATCATCCATTTCAGAATCGTTACAACCGCAACGACACATTAATTCATTTACAGAAAAATTTTTCGTAATGAGCATAGCTATCCCCCCAACAATAATGTGTCCAAATTGTCTACGAGTGTATATAGTACCTTTTTGGTGCTATTATTACCCATTGATACTTTTTTCATAAGCCTCAAGAATCTGATCGTCCACCTCATTCTTTGTTGATTCTACGAGTCTTCGTAAAAGTATCAATATCACTTGCTGGAGTAGCTTTTCAGAAAGCATACTCATGCACATTGTTTTAACAGTCCCACCAATGACGGGCGCTAAGAGTCCTATCATGTTTACCCTTTCCTTACTTGTAACATTTCTAATTGTTTAGTTGCCTCTAATTCTCTCTCGATGTTCTCTAGTCTTGCACTTACTCCTGCCATGTGACCAGAGCATTCTGCACTAATCTTGACAAATTTATCAAAGTTCTCCTTTTGGACAGCCCTGTTTGCTTT